GTGCTTCGGGATTGAGGCCAGGTCACTATCGCGCCTTCCTTAATCTCATCCGGCATGCATACAAGTGGGATGAGGCTAAGCAGCGCTATGGTGAGGTTCAGATCCCGGTGCTTGTAATTTATGGCGACCACGACTGGTCGCGCCCGGACGAGCGGCAAAGCACGGTCGAGTCAATTCCTGGAGCGAAAATGGAGACGGTGTCCAACGGCGGGCACTTCCTCTCCTTAGATCAGCCCGAACGTCTCGCCAAGCTAATCAAGTCCTTCGATTGAGGAGGCGAGTTGTTGCCAACCCCGAAAAGGGCATCTCGGCATTCTGGCTATCGATGACATTAGTCCGCTGGTGGCACATAGCGGTCACTGGTGCCGACGCTAGGGATGTCCCCTGTCGGAGGTCAATCGGACATTTAAGAGCTCGCGCTGATCAGACCAGAGCGGCGGGATATCGAGAGCGCTCGTGATAAGCTGCTTCGCTGTCAGTTCTTTCGGGTGGCTTCCTCCGAGGATAGCTCTAGTTATTTCGGGGGCGAGAAAAGCCAAGCAAAGCACGCGTGTGACATAAGTCCTGCAAAGCCCCTCAGCGCGTGCGATATCGCTGACCCCATCAGCCTCGCCGCGGAGGATCCTATGCCACCACTGGTGAGCGCGAGCCAGTGCTTTGACGAGATTGCCATCTGGCTCTGAAGCGCCGTGCTTCTGGTCCAGAACAACAAGCTTTGCTTCAACGCCTCGCCGTCGAAACCTCACCGGCACCTCGATCAGGATCGGAGGACAATCCCTCCCTCTTGATTGAGAAGCCGCCTCTCGATCCAAAAGACGCTCAAGCAAGCCATTATGGTCGATTTCAATCGCCACTTCGTCTTGCGCAATCGTGACGCGGCGGACGAGAGCGGTAACGATCTCCAACTGGCTTGCGGGCGATCCCGCATCGCACGCGCCGGCAAGCCTTGATGCGCAGGCGAGCAATGTGGAGACGAGATTTAGCGATTTACGCTTGAATCGGAGGGCATCAAGGACCGCTCCGCGATCTATTAGGAACGCCGCCAATCGCCTCAAGACAAGCTGTTCGATCTGGTACGCGGGCAGGCGCCAGCCTTTCGTCTGAACGCCTTTGCCGCCATCGTTCAGCAGAGGCACGCCTGACTTTCCCTTTTCTGCCTCGGGCATCAGCAGCGAGCGCTCGACATAGTAACGATAGCGCCGACCGTGGTTGACCGCATGGGAAGGCGTGAAGGAAACGCCCTCTGCCGTGACCAGCAACCCCGAGAGGAGGCTCGGGTGCTTGGAGTTGACTCGGCCGCGCTTGCGGCCGGCGTTCATTGCGAGGTGGGTCTGGACCCTCGCCCAGGTCTCGGCATCGATGATGGCGTCATGTTCGCCTTCGTAGCTGCGACTCTTATGGGGAATGCGGCCGATATAGATTGGATTGGAGAGTATCCGGTAGAGGTGCCCGCGGCTGAACGCGGTTAGCCCTGACTGCCTCCCGTCGAGCATGGTGCGCAGCTTGGTTCTAAGGCCCCGCCGTTGGCATTCTTGCTGTAATTGCCGGACACTGCCGAGCTTGAGGTAGAGGTCAAAGAGCTGCCGGACAGTCTTGGCTTCTTCTTCATGGATGTTGAGCTTGCGATTGACGGCGTCGTAGCCGAGCGGCACGGCACCGCCCATCCACATGCCCTTCTGCTTTGAGGCGGCGATCTTGTCGCGAATGCGCTCGCTCGTGACCTCGCGCTCGAACTGGGCGAATGAGAGCAGCACGTTCAGGGTCAGCCGCCCCATGGAGGTTGTGGTATTGAACTGCTGTGTCACCGAGACGAAGGAGACGCCCTTGGCGTCGAAGGCTTCGACGATCTTGGCGAAATCGAACAGCGAGCGGGTCAGCCGGTCGATCTTGTAGACCACCACAACGTCAAGCTTGCCGGCGCCAATATCGGAAAGAAGCCGCTGCAGGGCAGGGCGGTCCATCGTTCCCCCGGAATAGCCACCATCGTCATAATGCGCGGAAAGGACATGCCAGCCTTCATGGCGCTGGCTCAAGATGAAGGCTTCGCAGGCCTCGCGCTGAGCATGGAGCGAGTTAAACTCCTGCTCGAGCCCTTCGTCGGAAGATTTACGGGTATAGATGGCGCAGCGTCGGCGGCTGGCTTTCTTGTCGCCCTTCTCAGCCATCGGCCGGAGCCCCCTGTGAGGGGCGCTTCAGGCCAAAGAAGGCCCAGCCGTTCCAGTGCGCGCCGGTGATGGCGCGGGCGATCGCGCTCAAGCTGGAATAGGTTTCGCTGCGCCAGGCGAAGCCCTTGTCGAGCACGAGCACCTCGTGGGTTTCGCCGTGCCATTCCCGAAACAGCTTAGAGCCCTTGCTGAGCCGGTTTCTCTTCGGCTTCTGTGGCGCGCCGTTCGGCTCATTGGCCTTCCGCAGAAGCTGCAGCGTCTTGGCGTCGAGACCACCGAACGCCTGCGCCTGAATTCCATAAGCGACCGCGCGGACGAGGAACTCGCGGCTTCCACGTCGGGGTGGTTCGCTTCTCCATACAGCGCGCCATTGCTCCTCCAGCTCACCGCGAGAGCAATCGGGCAGGGAGCGGACGCGTGCCACAACTGAGGCTTTCAGGTCTTGCTCTGACTGTGCGGAGGATAGCCCGCGCCGCTTCAGGCGACGCGGGCGAGGTGCCAATGATGGCGCCATTGACCTACGCCTTGGAGGATGAGTTCGGAGCGATGTGGTAGCGACGCACGCCATCCTTGCCGACGTCTGACACCAAGGGAAGGTTGAGCTTCTTTTTGATGAGGCCGCTGAAGAAGCCTCGGACGGAATGCGGCTGCCAACCGGTCTTGGCCATGATGTCCTCGATCGTGACACCCGATTGGCGCCGAAGCATCTTGATCACGAGATTCTGCTTGCTCTCCACAGGGGCCGTTCGGCGCGTGGGCTTGGCGGCTGAAACCTTCCGAGCCTTACTGCGCAGCTTCGGGCCTGCCGTCTTGGGTTGACGGGGCATACTTGCTGCCGCCTGGGAGGGCTTTGTCTTCTCTGTTTCGTCGATGCCGAGGGCGAGAAGCCCACTCTTGGTGATGAACAGACCAAGAGGACCGCGCTCTTCATCACGGCGCCATTCAGGCGCGCCGTTGACGGCGTGCTTCTCCTCGACCAGTTTTCGCTTGCACAAGGTTTCAACAACCTTGCTTAGCGCAGCGCCTTTGGCGGTCAGGGTTTCCGGAAAGGGAAGGAGTGATCCATCGTCGCGGCTGGCTGCTGTGCTGAGGATCACAAGCTGAGAATCACTTAGCTTCGCGGTTGTCGGTTGAGTCTTAGACATGAGTGCCTCCATCGTGGTGCACCGGCCCGTTTCCCGGGTGCTTCCACCGCCCAGAGCCCGGCTAGGTAGCCAGGCGAGGGCGATGACGGAGGCTGTTGCCGTCAAGTCGTGACGAGCATGCACGCTCTCTTCGGCGCAGAAGTCCAGTAGAATCAGGGAGCTCGCCCAAGCCGAGGGAAGTTGAAGTTGGGGGGACAATCTGGATGATTGATTACGCCTATGTCTCGATAGTCCCTGCGGTTCCAGGTACTCAGTGGAGGCCTATCGCGGCCGTGCAACGAATCTTTCTCTTAGGCTTGAACGCACGATCAAGAGCTTGCGAAAGTGCATCGATTTGATCGTTGTGTTTGCACTGGGGAAAGGCCATCAATTCTCTCTTGAATTCTTCCAGCCAATGCGCCTGCCTGGGTAGGTGCACATATCCAGCTTCGATCTTCGCGGTGTGCGCGTTCATCCGGAGAATTTTCTCTTTTTCCGGTTTCACCGGAATGGCGCGAATTCCCTCCTGCCTCAGATCCTGGATCAGGCTCATTCCTGAGCCCTTGTCCTCGATGAGCAGTGCGTAATTGTTGGCGATCGAGCTCCAGCGATGGTGAGTCTCGATAACCTTGCGACGCAAGTCTGGATACTCCAACCGCTCGCGCAGAACATCAAGGACATAGGGTGCACCATCACGCACCTGCAAAACCACACACACCGAGTAGTCGGAGAGTTCTCCAGCGCTCATCGCAGTATCCCAACTGACGATGAATTCGTCTTCCCGCGATAGTCGCGGCGCCTCTTCGTAAATTTCAAACCACGACCAATTAATAAGATTGCCACCAGGCGGTACCGGTTCCTGCTGATATTGGGCCGCGAAATCTAGCGAGCCCATGTTGCGCTTCAGCTCGTCTAGGGCCGCCTTTGGTTCTCTTTCCGGATGGAGTATCTCGCCAACTAGACGCCGGTGGCT